AAAATATTACTTTTATGAATAGAGATATGAATGCCTGTATAAATATATTAAATATATCCAAAGACTGGATAAATAAAAAAAGTAGAAATATAAATTTCTGTAGAAATAATTACATTGACCTTAATAAAAAGGGAGAACAATGTATATAAATTGTTTTTATACCTTTTTCATTTGACAAAGACATCATATGAATTAGTTCAACTCGGCGTTTTAAATGTTAAAAGGTGTAAAAAGGTGCGTCTGGAATAAAAAATAATTTTCTTTAGATAAATTGTAAAAAACAAAAAAGCTTCCATCCAGCAATGATAAAACCACGAATTATAAAAATTATATAAAGGAAGCAGCACCCATTTTACAATTTATAATTGTAAAAACGGCTTAAAGAATTATTAATTAATTAAATAAGTAGGATGGATCCGCGAAAGCAGAAGCAGTTTATTAACCAGATGTATGAGTCGACTGCGAAGTCGGAGGAGGAGTTGAGTAAGATGACACCGGAGGAGAGGAGGGAGTATTTATCAGGTCGTTTGAAGCAGAAGATGTTTTTTAATAGTGCGCAGAGGCAGTCATCTTATCAGAAGAAGCAGTTGCAGGAGAAGATGCAGGATAAATTGGAAGAAGAAAAAGAGGCGAATTCTAGTGCAGAGGCATCATCTAAGACGGAGAGGAATAGGAAGAAGAATAAGAAGAGGCGTGATAAATTGCGGGCTCAGAAGGAGGCAAAGCAGGAATTAGAAGGAAAGCCGGAGAGTTCTGAATCAGATTATGAAAGTGAGCCTGAACAGGAAACAGTGCAGTAAAAAAATATTTTTTGAAATTTTGCAAATTAAATAAATATGCAGAATAATAAATTAAAGTCGATTTTTGAGTCTGACTTCTTTGATATTTGGGTCTTTTTCTTTCGGTTTTTCGCTGAATTCCGATATTTTTTTACTTTCTCTTCTCTCATCCTTCCCTCCACGAGTGTTCAATATAGTTGATAAATAACCCTCTGACACAGCAGAACTTGCATCATTATCTTTTGGCTTATTCTTCTTTCCAGTATCAAATATCTCCATTATTTTAACGAGAAGTAAATTCTGATTATTAATTGCCATTGCCATTTGTTCAAAATGGCGGCGTTCTTTGGCACGTTCCTTATTAATTTCAGCATATTCAGTATGAATTTTACTGAGGACATCGTTAAGTTTTTCGAGACCGCGGCTAATTTTTGCCAGATTTTCGCTGACATTATCTCCTTCTTCATCTTCGAGAACAGATGCCATCACCTCATATAATTTATTGTCTGTCATATCAATAATTTCTTCATCTTCTGTGCTGTAATAGTCATTTCGACTTCCAGTTTCAGATTTTTGATCTGGCATTGTTTGAGGGGGTTTTACCATTGTACTGAATTCGGGTTCAGTTGGCTGAATCGGTTTCGCTAAAGACATTAAACTAGCTGGAGAATCGGTGCTGAGTTCATCAGTTTTTAATTCGCGCTGAGAATATGCGGAATTTGCACTTATTTCGTCATCATTTTTCTTGATAGTAAGATAACCTTGGGCACCATCAACTAGGGGTTCTTCCAAGGATTTACCACCACTTTGGTTAAGAGATTTATTTGATATTGGTGGAAGAGGAATAGATGATGTGGTTGTGACAGGTGATGAATGAGAAACTAAATCAGTTTTTGTCACAGAAACATTAGAAGAAACATTCGGTAAATAAGCAAGGTCATCAGGTGTCTTCTCTGAGTTAAAGCTTGCAATCGAACTTGTTTCACTCCCACCAATACTATCTACACTGTGGGCACTTTCATTATCTGAAACAGTTGGTGTATCTGGTCTTACATTAAATCCTGTTGGGTCAAGTTTAACAATTTTTATATTTGACATTCTTTTATTATTGTAGTATAAAAAAAATTTGCTTTATACGTGATTAAGTGAAATAAAATTGCAATAGTCTAAAAATATAATAAATCACAATACTTAACGTAATCACCATTACAGGAAACATAAATTTTCTATCCTCCAACTCATTCCCATACTTCCTATGGAAAAAAACTAAATAAATTATGATTAAAAAAAGGTACACCACAATTGAACTTTGAACTGGCTTATATAGATCTAGAAGTAAAAAACCTTTCATATGATTTAATTATTAATTATATTTTTTTTCGCATCTAAACATTATATTTCGAAAAAAATAATTATTCATATAATATATGAATGTTCATAAATTAATAATCATTATTATCATTTCCATCATATTCATCTATCTTAATGAAAACATTCAAGAAAATTTTATCACTTGGTACCTCCCATTTTACAACAAGGGTACTGTAGAATTAACAAAAAATACTCCTAAATACCTTACCTCCAATCTAGAATACAACTATTTAGAATACGATTATATTGATAAAGTTAAAGTATTTCTTCTTAACAAAGAAAGACAAAAAACCACTAATGACTATTATACATTCCTTTTCGCTAATATTATCAAAACTTCCCAAGTCAAAAAACTTGAAATTAACTATCTCAATGATCCACTCAAAGTTCTCAAAGAAGTAAATGATAATAAACATAACCTCGCAATAATCAGTGCCCCATCCATTATCGAAAATGTTAGCGAAAATCTAAATCTTATCAACAACGTTAATACAGTCATCGTCTCAAATTATCGATATATCTTCTTCGTCACCACCAAATATGCCAATATTTCAAACCTTAAAGAAATCGATAAAAGAAATATCAATGTTGGTGTCAAAGATACTGATGAATATTATATTGGACACGATATTTTAGAAAATCTCGATTTAACTGCTGGAGTCAAACCTGCCAAAAAAACTTACTATGATATTGATGAATCATTTGCTAAATTAGTTCAAGGAGAAATTGATGGAATGTTTTTTACGGATCTTTATCCTAGTCAAATTTTAAATAAATATATCCTCTCAGATCTTGAAAAAACTTTCGTCCTTGTCCCCATCACCAAAATCGACTATGATATGTTTAAAACTCGACACAACTACATGGAAGAAGTCGCACTTGACCTTAATAGTCTTCCTCCAAACTACTTACCAGTCAAAATAAGAAGTCTCTATTACACCAAATTCCGGCCTGATTACATTTCCTATAGATACCCTGATTATATTGTCTGCCACAAAGACGCCCCACCAAGACTTTCCAATTACATTGTTAAATCAATCGTCTATAATCTTGATATACTCAACGAATCAAATTTCTATCTCAAAAACGGCTGGAATTATTTGGCATTTCCTGGACTTGTCGGAGGAATGCTTATTCCTATCCACGTCGGCGCCAAAATATTCTTTGATAAAGTTTCAGCGGTTACTACTGTTCCTGATGAAGATTGTAAATATTATTTGGGTAAGGCGCAATGTAATAAGACAAGATTGGAGGGGGTGAAGATATCGGCGAACATAATATAGTTATAATTTGTAAAACGTAGATGTTCGTTTGTTTTAAGGATAACATCAATTTTAAATTCCAATGCATTTTCAACTACTAAATTGAAAATCTCCTTAAAAGATTTATTCTTCGGCACTCCCTGCACCGATATCATCTCTCCATCAACTTCCACTGGTTCATAACCCTTCTCATAATGTTTTCCATCTATTATATTCAACAAAGTTATTGATTTAATAACATCAATATCATCGATAAATTGATAAATAAATTTGATTATTTTGAAACAATTTTTTTCGGGGATGATTGTTCCTTCAAGAACTGAATTAGTGATTGTACAACTACTGAAATCGTATTTTTCTGGAACATTGGCATAATCAATAATATTAATTTCTTGGTATTCAATTTGTTCAATTGGTAATTCATTGAGTTGTTTTCGAATTTTGTGTTTGGGTTTTGGTAAGATTTCTTTTTTATCTTCTTCGACAATTTCATCTTCTTCAGCAATTTCTTTTTGTATTATTTGAGGTTCTTGATGAAATAATCTTTTGCGTTTTTTAGAAATTTTAAGTGTTTTGAATAGTTCTGGATCGTAAAAGAATTCCTTAACTGTAAACATTTTTTAGCTTACAATAAAATATTAAAAAAAAAAATTCATTTTTTTAGTGATTTTTATAATATCCCCTAACTCCCTCTGCATATTCTACTATTTTGTGATAATTTAATTCCAACAACCTCCTTGCCAAACTCCTTCCAGCATCACACTTCTTATTAAAACAATATACCATTATCGGTATATCCTTTATAGACAACTTCTTCATCTTCACTAACTCCTGTATTTCCGGATTTAATTTGTCCAAATTCTTCCTCACAAATGCATCCACCTGCTTCGCCGACATATCCTGCGCATCCTTAAAATATAAATTCACAGCATTCGGTATATGTTGTTTCTCATAATATTCCTTTGGTAAAGCATCAATAATTAAGTATGATTTTTTCTTAATTGCTTCTTCTAATTTTTTGTCATCAATATTGCAGACGATGCTGACGGTGCGTATTTTAAGTTCCCAGTGTTGATTTTCAATATCACTTATCATAAAATGAATATGGGGGTAATAAGTGATGCCATCAACTTGGTAGGGTTGTGGGCATTCCAATTTGAAGATGACACGTCCGAAATCGTCGGATTTGGTGATGCCACTGTTGGTGTAATTTATTCCGTATGCATCGGGTGCATCTTTGATTTTATAAGAAGATGCTTTATTGGCTGCCCAGTAATAGATCCAGCGACTGCAGTATTTGAGACCTAAATCGAGTTCAGCAGTGGTATCCCAATTTTTGGGAAGTTTTTTGCGGATGCCGATAAGGAAGGGGACGACATCTTTTGGGACGACTGTGTATTCACCACGTTTGACGAGCCATCCGACGGATTTTTTGTCGAGTATGGCTTCTTCTGTGATTTTGTCGATCCAGAATGATTTATCTTGACAAGCAACACATATTTTCATATTAAAAATAAATGAGAAAATATTCCATCGAAAAATTGATTTATTTTATTGAAAATGTGTAAAGATGTAAAAATGTTTCTCAAAACTCTTTCCATTTTTGCAATCATCGCTGCAGTTATTTTGAATAATAATATAAATAAAATAAATTTCTCTAATTCTGTGATGCATTGTAAGGAAAGAATTTCGGATATTGATAAGATAATATGTTCAAAGAAGTTGGTTATGGATGGCATTGCGATCATTACAGAAGAAATGCCATTAGTGGAAAAATTGCGTTTTTATGCTTATTTATTGCCAATTATGGAGAAATATGATGGAATTGTGATCGAAGGCGTAAATGAGTCATTCCCGTTTTATAGTTATGGTGTGATGTGGGATACGGAGATGGGAAAGGATTATCTTGAATTTATGTATGGAAAGTTGTTTCCGCATTTGGAGAAATTTATGCAAAGAAGACTTGAAAGTTATGAAGTAGGATTTTTTCCAAAATACGAAGAAAAATAAATGCGATGCAAATATCGCTGCAATTTTATAAAAAAATATACGATTCAACTTAAAATGCAATTTAAATTTTAATTTATTTGGTGATTTTTACATTCCCAGGGAAATTCGGTACACATTGAACACCTGCACAAGATTGATAAGTAACCTCTTGCAATGCTGGACATTCCAACAAAGGGTTCAAATCTTTCAATTGGGGACAAGTGTGAAAAAATATTTTCTGAAGTTTTTTCAGAGAACGTACAAATTCCAGGCTGGAAATTTTGCAAGTATTGAAATATAATTCAGTAAGATGAATGCATTTTGCCAATGGGGTAAAATCAGTTGTTTCTTGATTGTAATGAAAAGCGAAAACTTGAAGATTTGAAAGAAATGCAACTGATTTTATTGATTTTCCAATGAATTCATTGTTATTAAACCGAGGTAAAATATATCCAATATTACTTCCAGTAAATGATTGTATGAAATAGTTTTCTCTATTATTTCCAGAATTTGTATTTCCTACTCTTCTAAAATCTGAATTGTTAGTTTCAATCTTCACACCCAACAATAATTCGGTAGTATCTTTTGGAATAACTCCTCCTGCATATCCAGGAAGAATAACTCCATTTTCAAGTTGTTCTTCAAGATCAGATGTTCTGATTTGTAATTTTCCAATTTCTTCTTGGATACTTTCAATCTTTCCTAATATCATTCCAAAGGCTTCTCCTTCGGTTTGTTTTTCTTTTTTCAAAATGTATTGCAATTCCACTGGTTCATCAACTTTCAAAATCATATGATCATCCATTTCTTGAATAACATAGTTTTTCAAGATTTTCTCCATTTTCCCCATATTCCTACCACAAAAAGTAGAAACAAACGGGTCGAATTGATTGACAACACATTTGTAAATGTTGAAATGATCGTCAACACATTTGATTAAAATGCGGTCTTCGTTGGTTAAAAATGTTAATTTCATTACTTATAATTTGTAGATGTTTTGAAGAAATATTATTCAATTTTTCTTGTGATAATACAATTAGCATATGATGCATCGTTTTCATATTTAATTGAAATAACATTTTCAAGTTCTGATCCTATTTTTTCATCTAATTTATTTTTTGTGAAATTACTGTTACGGTATCCTATGTTAAGACTAATTTTTATCAACTCTAATTTTTTTAATGAATTTAAAATATTAAAATTTATTTTCAAATAATCTTCATTACATTCACAATTAAAATCTAAATTAATTTTTTTTAATTCAGTTAAATATTCCAAATTTTGCAATTTAAAAAAATCAAATTCACATGCATGAAGATCATTAATGTATCTATTTAAACTTAAATTTAAATTACTCGCATTTCTAGGAACAAGAATATTACATTCTTGTATGTAAACAGAATTACCCATTCTTCCTTGAATAACTTCTAATTTCTCAACTTTATCTCTTAGCATTTTATTTTCTTCTTCTAATATCTTAAATTTCTCAAGAATTAGTCCAAGATTTGTGATTTCCTCTTGTTTCTCTTTTTTCAATTGATATTCCAAAAATATGGGTTTTTCAACACGTAAGACATAATAATCATCCATTTCAATTAAGGTATTATTTTTCAAAATATCTTCCAATAAACTCAAATCTCTTCTACAAAAATTCACAACGAAAACATCAGTATCTGTAATTACACATTTGTAAGTATTAAAACTTGCATCAACATACTTCAGTAAAATTCTTTCTTCGTTTCTTTCAATGTTCATCTTTTATAAATTGAAAAAAATAAATTAAAAATAATTCAATTTTTAATGGTAAAATGTATGAGCTTTTAGGCAATTTACTACGTAATTTATGTTGTTATATTGCTTGTTGTAGATGTTGTCCTGATGAGGATAAAAAAGAAGAAAAAAATAAGGCAACGTATAATATTACATTTAGAACAATTAGAGCGTTGCGCCTTTTATATGCCGATTTATAAAAATAAAATAGCTTAAAGAAAATAATATTATATAATATGATTAGAGGAGTGGTTATCTCTAATCATATAATAAACTT